CCTCCTCCAGCTCCTCCAAGAGCATATTCCTGAAAACTTAATGTAGCTTCACTTATTACTTTAAATTGCTTAAAATCCTGAGCAACTAGTTGTTCCCCAGCATATGCTGAACCTGTTTTAAATATTTGTAATATCCAACTAGCACTATTAGGAAGGGTGCCTGGAAATTCCAAATTAAAATCAAAAGTTGCTTTTATAGTATGATTACCTGTTTCTTGAACAGAATATGTAGGAAAGGTTCCTATTCCTCCTGGAAGATAATATGCTCCTCCTTGTTGAACCTGATCAAATAATTTGGAAACAGCTTGGACACTTCCTGTAGAGAATAAAGGATACCCCAATGTGTTACTTCCACTGATATAAGAGCTAGTAGATAAGCTATTTATGGCTTTTCCTAAGTAAGCATTAGATGAATTTAAGTTTAAAAATGAAAGATTTGGATCTACACTACATGATGCAAAATATAATACGGGTGAATAAAAATATCCACTATCAAATATTAATTTATCTCCATCTGTAAATTTCTGATTGCCAAACTTTTTATTATCAAATAAGGATATATTTGATATTTCACTAGCAATAAATGTATTTTGAATTTCAGCCCAATGTTTATTGCGTTGATTCAATTCAGTTAGTCCACCAAACTCATCAACAAGGTATTTTATTGATACATTATTTCGTTTTGGTAAATATCTACTCTCTTCAATTTGAGTAAATAATGCCATTTTACGAACATTATGATCAATAGCTGCTGTTTTACCAAATGAATCATCCCCAATATATGTTGAAGATGCTGATGTATATGTGTTATATAATAAACTTGTTGTTTTAGAACCTTCATATCTTGATACTTGATATGATCTTAAAGTTAAATATGAGTCTTGCAGTTGAGCAATACTTGTAATACTACCTGTAGTACCGTAAATATATTCAATGCGTCTTCTAATATTTGATTCTACACTCTTAGAAACATTATTCAATAATACATTCCAATCAGAATGTAAAAATGAATTCATATTAATACTTTGGCTAATTGTGTGTTGTAAGTTATATACATTCCAATCTCCATCATATGGATTGAAATCATCTTCAAAATATTGATGTATATTAACTACACTACCACTTAATTCACCTGTAAAGAATGGTTTTTTATCTCCAGATAAATCATTATATAATTGACCATATTGTGCACTGATAGCAGTAGTATCATAGTCAGCTTCATATACACTTTGTGTATAAGCACTAAGTATTGAAGTTGCTACTTTATTTCTTTCTAAAACAGGAGAAGCAATAGTAACACCCGTTGATAAACTTGCTCTTTCAGGAACGAAATCAGCAAGCATTTTAAATAATGAATTATCAAAATATTCAATTAATCTAATAAATCCATTATAATCTAAAAGTGAACCTGTAAATCCAGGATATGAACCAACACCTGTTTCAAAATATAATTTGCGTTGAGCATCTAAATCACTATATGATGAGCTGTATTGTTGTCTTGGATCACCAATGTAATCATCTAATTTCCAAGTTGGGTTGTTAGCAGCAATAGATTTTGAAATATAAGTATCTATTTGTGTTTCAGGACTAAATGATATATCTACATAATGTAAATCATCGTCTCTAAACGCTGCGGATGCTGTAGGGAATGTTTGTAAACTTAATTCAGAAGATAATACACTTCCTGTTACTATATTAGATACAATTCTTACTTTATCCGTATTATATCCTTTAAGTAATTCTGCTTTATTAGATCCACCAAATTCTTTAACACTTAATATACTAGCAGTAATAAAGTTACTACCAGTAGGAGTATAGAAGGAAGAGGTAGTTACACCTGAATATATTTCATAGTAGTTTTGGTTTGGAATACCAAATGTAGTCATTAGATAATCTAAACCAGCAACAGTACCTTTAGTTTTTAATAATAAAGGTAAGTTATGATAAATACGTTTGTATAATTCAGCTACTAAATCTTTACGCGGTATATTATTTAAGTAGCTACCAGTAATAGTAAAATTATCATCAAATACACTACTACCTGTATTAGCACCAATTAGATATCCATCAACACTATCACCAGCTTGGCTGTTATATAATTTAACACCTAATGATTTTAATTGTTGATATACTAAATCTCTAGATATACCATAATCTAAATTATTGTTTGCTAAATTAATATCGGTAACTGATTTTAGATAAATCCAAATATTATCAAAATATTGACCAACCATATTTAAGAATAATAGGAATGGTTGGTTGTTTTCATCATCACGTATAAAAGTAGGAACAGCAAACTCTAAATTATTATAATTATTTAAATCGTATGTTTCAGCAGATCCTGTTAAAGCATCATACCAACTAACTACTGTTGCAGAGCTTGTTGGTAATAAAGTAAATGGTTTATTAATGCCTGATTTAGGCCAAGCATATGAGCTAGATTCAAAATATAAATAATATTCATATCCATCGAACTGAGATATAGTATTATTAATGCTAGCGGAATATTGGTTAATTATTGTTTGTAAACTTGCTGTTGTAGCAACAAATGGAGTATAAGTGTTTATAAAAGAATTATAATCTTCAATTTCTTTAACCTTAGTATAGAAATTTTTTACACGTTGTTCAGCAGATCCAAAAAATACAAAATCATTAAAATCAGTATAATCAACGTTTATATCTATGCTTTGTGTGGCAAGTAAACTTTGAATTTGATTGTATGATGAACTTTGTAATGATTGTAAGCTAGATATTAAACTAGAGTAATTACCATATGTTGTAGATACAGTACCTTGATTTTCAACTTGAATATTAAAATTAGGTCCTCTTAGGGATGGTGCAGGTGGAGGGAGAATTAATTTATCTAAATTTATATCAAAATTATATGGATTTACTTTTTCCTCAACAATCCATAATGTTTGTTTTTCTTGTACTGTTAAAGGTAAAGGTTGATATAATTTAAATAATATTTCGTATCCACCCGGATCTTTATTTAAAGCTACGTTAACAGCTACATATTGTTCATTAGTACCAAAGTTTAATAAATAATCTACATAATAATTTGAATTATTAATTTTATCTATTAAAGCTACAGAACCACTTTCAATTTGTTCATTAGTTAATGTAGTTGAAGCTAATCTTATTTCAGTTCTATCTTGAGATATTTCTTTAACAAATAAAGCTTCATTAGAAAAATCAGATATTTTATTTTGAAATAAGTTATATCTAACTTGGAATTCACCTGATGAATAACCTAAGTCTTGTAAATCCTTAACAGGATCAATTTCAATAATAGGATATAATGAACTAGTTGTTGTTGTATCAACTGAATCAACACCTACATTTGTAGTTTGGATACTACCTCTAGTATTAGGAGAAGTACTTACTCCTGGTGTTAAACCTGTTGTTGAAGGTAATTTATAGTTAAGGTAATTATAATTAAGACTTAAAAGATTTCCTCCAATATCATAAACGTAATACTCAATATAATCATTAGTTCCACCGAAATTTTCTTGTAACTTTCTAGAAGCAATTAAATTGGTGTCCTGACTAGAGTAACGAGAAACTATAGTTGTACTTAAAATATTGCCTACTATTTTGATATTATCAGCCATTATATTCTAATTGTTTTCTGAAGTTCATTTAGTGTGGTTTGAGTATCTAATACTTGTTGTCTTAATACTGTTATTTCATCAAGTAACGCTTGGATATCATCTTGATTAACAATTACACCTAAATAATCTGCTTCTTTTTGTAATATAAATCTATGTGAATTAGTGTCTCCTTCCTTTGGTATTTGATAAAATAATTGATCATATAATTCAAAGAAATCATCCAATGTAAACACAGGAGTTGGTTCAGCTTGTTGTTGATTTAACAACTGACTAAATTGAGTACTGATTACTTTTCCAAATTGGTTTTTATCAAATACTGATTTCTCTATAGGGATTTGAGACATTATCTAATAACTTTAAAATAATAATTTTCATCAAACACTATTACTTCACCATTATTTAATACAGATTTAAATAATAATTTATAATAACGTTCTGGTTCTAAACCATTCATATACACATTAAAATAGCTACCACTTGGGTTACAACTAATTTTAGTATATGTTGTGTCATAATCTACGACAATTTCTTCAGTATCCAAATCTACTATTGACCAATACGAAGAAGAAGGTAAAGCATAATTTACTAAAGCATAATTAAACGAAGATGTTTGGAATGTTCTAGGAGGATATTTTGCTCTAACCTTAACATCAAAACGCTGTACTGAGTCTTGTTGGTACATGTTTTTATTATTACCTAAACTAGCATAATATAAATCAGAATCCATTACTGATTGAGAACCAGCATTATACGTAAAATCATTCCATCTAATTTCTAAACATGGAGGATAAATAGTATGGGTAGTTCCTGAGAAATATTTTGTTTCAAATTTAGATGCAGTAGTAAATTCAATTGAGCTACTATGTTTTAATATAAAACCATAATTTGGTATTATATTAGTATAACTAGCGCTAACTGTGTTGGTTACTTTTAATTCAATATCACCTGTTGATGTGAATGTAAATGATTGAGTAGCAACATATGCTGATGCAGTATACCATAATCCACCACCAATGTTTGATCCAGAATTGTATGAACCTGTTTGTCCACTAGGAAATGATAATGGATTAAACCATGCACCACTTCCACTTTCTTGGGTATATCCCCAACTAGCACCGTTTGTTGTAATAGGTAAATTAGCAGCTCTGCCTGTACCCATATTCCAATCTAATGATAATGGGTGGCAGAATATAGTATAGCTTAATGGAATTGATGAAGCGTTAGCTAAATATGCTTTTAAATAGCAATCAAAGCTAGCTGTACCTACTTTATTAGTAAGTACATCACTAATTTCACTTGATGGAAATTTAATAATAGGGCGAGATACTTCGTTAGTACCATCAATAGATTCAAAAGTGCTAAGTTCAAGTATTTCATCCAAACCAGTATTCATGGTTGGATAATACGAAAACAATGTAGCTGTTTTTTCAGGAAATATTTTATAAACTGCCATAATTTACATGATTACTACATATAAATATGACAAACTGTTATCTTTTAGGCCAATAACTGATAGTATTCTTTAAAGTGCTTTTGACGATCAGGTAAACCAATTGTACCACCATTAACACATTTAGTAACAGCTAGTACAGAAGCGTCAGAAGCATCTTTACATCTACCTAAACAGTTCTTACTAAAGAACCAAGCTGCTGATAATAATGGGTATTTTGTAGCTACTAAATCAGGATTAGCTACAATATCAACACCAATTGCTTTACCAAATGCAGTGTAATTTTGTTTACCTGTTAATTGGATGTAACCACGTCCACGGAATTTAAATCCTTCACCTGATGCTTCATCACCATTTCCCATACGGTTACCATAAACACGGTTAGCTATTTTTTCAGGTTTACGTTGATATGATTCAGCTAAAGCAGGGGTTGGAAAATATTTTTTAAATATACCCTGTAATCCTTTAGCGCTATAATTTAAATTTTCATTTACAACACGAAACCCACCTGATTCATGACCACATTGAGCTAAAAAGTGAGCTAATTCTACTGGTGTGTCAATACCAAATTTAGTCATTACTTCGGGAATTTGAGCAATTACTGAGTCTGGAATGTGTCCTTTTAATTTGTCTAGTTTCATATGTTTTTTAAATTTTAAAATGGTACAACTCGGCCTTGGATATCGGTGTTAGGGAATCTAACTTCAAATATGCTTGGGTCTATCGAAGGATAAATATTACCCTGTCTTGTAGCTCCAGAAATATCATAAGCATATGGGGAGTAATTTCCACCTTGTTTATTTACAATTTCAACTTTAATTACGTTTTGTACACCTTTAACTTGTAAAAGTTTAGATGTAATATCTGAGAGTATAATTGGTTGGTTAACATTCCATTTTTCAATGTTAAAATGATCTTGTAAAGCTAAAATACAATTAGTTACAACATCGTTATTGTTATATCCACTAGCTACTACAATATCAAAATTAACACCAATATTAATATAAAAAGCATCTTTAATGTTTATAGCATCAGTTACCATTCTAAATTGGTTTATATATGATGCTAAATTTTCTTTTAATGTAGTTGATGCAGCAGTTAGATTTTTATTAGTATCATATGCTAAAATATACATGTCTAATGATAACGGATTACGACCTTCGGTTGTTGCTACTGTAGAAGTAGGTATCATTTCTTGAGCTACATCTTGTGTAACATATACTTTAGCAATTGAACCATAATTAGTAGGTAAAGATAACGCTCTAACCATATAATCTTCTCTAGTTACAGCACGTAATTGGGATTGATAGGCATAAAATGCATTATTACGTATTTCTTCAACCTGATCTCCGCTTCTCCCACCAGATGCTAGACTTGGATTATTGGAGGCTAAACTTGCTAATATAGTAGTAGCTAAAGCTCCAGAAATACCACTAGGGAAATAAGCAGTTGTACCATCTATTGTAGTTATTGTATTTGAAGGAACATTTGATGTTACACCTCCACCTACAAGATATCTAACAGTAATATCATTACTTGGTGCTAAACCATATTCTTGAGTATAGAATACAGAGGCGGCATTAAAATTATTATATAAATTAGATATACCAGGTACTAATCCTAAACCAATATTGTCTGGTGTAGGTAATATTGTACTATCTGATTTATTAGAAACACCAGCACCGAATTCTAATTGTAATGTGTTGTCTGATAGAAAACGAGATACATAGCGACGAGGTACTCTTCTTAGTTGTACTAAATATGGTACACCATCACTTCCAGATGTTGGATTCTCAATTTTATCAAATACTGTTGATTGGGCTAAATATGGTACTTCATACCATATATTTCCCTGAGTATCAGTAGCATCTAATATTTGTAATATGTTTGTGTCTGATATAGTAGCAATACTAAATTTTTCAGGAGTACTAAATGTTAATGTTGTAGATTTAATTTCAGCAGATATTGCTTTGGTAGTTTTTTTAAGTAAAAAATAATTATTATCTACAAAAGTAATTTCAGTATTATCTGTATCTCTAAAATCTATCTTCTGTGTGGTAATAAATTTAGTTTCATTACTATTAGCAGTAAGAGATGTATTTTCAGGAATTATTAAAGCATATCTGTAATCAGGGATTAGATTTCCATCAGAATTTAATGTTGGAATTAATTGATAAATATCTACATCAACATTAGAAGCATAAGATACTTTTGGGCGATATCCTAGCATGTAAGATAAAGCGTATAAATTTTCTTTTTCCTTAGCGTATAATAAGAAATTTTCTTGTACTTGAGTATCTAAATAAAATGACATCACATCACCAACATAAGATGACATTTCTATAAACAAGTTACCTGGGGTAGATTCAGAGAAATCATTATACGTTGTAGGAAAATAAGTCTTAGCAAAGTTTATAAGATTTGTCTTAAACTCAGGAAACGTTTTATTTAAATATGATATATTATTATCTGCCATTTTATATGAATTGTACTGTTACTTGATCAGCGTTTTGTGATATTCTTAATTTATAATTAACTGTAACTGATACTGAATTATTATTAGAATAGTCTGTTCCTATATTTACTATTACATCTGTAATTTGTACTTCAGGTACAAATATAGCTACATTAGTATTAATTAAATTTTTTACTAATTCCGATGTATCTTCCGTTATACCTTCAAATAATACTGTACTCAAATCACATCCAAATTCAGGGTTCATTACTCTTTCACCTTTATTAGTAAGTAAAAGATTAATCAAATTAGATTTAATTTGATCTTTAGTACTATATGTACTATTGAATGGACCTGATGGGCCATTAAAAGGTAGTGATACCCCAATAGCAATGTTTCCTTGCAAATCTAGCGGGTTAACACGTACTGTTTGAGGTATAGGCATATTAATCTAAATTTCTTAATCCTGATCTATCGTGTGCAGTCATATTATTAGCTGCATCATTAATAAATGCTAAATAAGGATTTACTTTGTCTCCTGTTGATGGATCAACAGCATCGATTACTTTTAAATCATTGCGTTGTGGTTGTTGAAACCCAAATTCAGCACCCATTTTAGCCATTAATGAGCTACGCACATCTCCAGATAATGGAGCTACATCAGCACTAGTAAAACTCATTGTTCTGTTTTCGTTCAATGGTTGTTTGTTGTGCTTAGTTAATGCTTCTTCAATTAAATCAGGTAATTCTTCATAAATAGCCTCAGTTACGGCTTCTTTAATTAATTTTTTGAATAATTTAATGTTCATATAAATAAATATTTAACCTTGTAAATTTTGTTGATCTATTACTAATTTTAATTGTTCTATTAAATCATTTGGATCTAATGTAAATGATGAATCACTTTTTAATTGTTCAATGTTTTGTTTATTGATAGCAACGGCATAGTGACGTTTATTGCCTCTTACCTCAAATTTAGGATTATTTTCTTCACGTAATGCAAACTTAAATCCTTTATATTCTGGGAAGTCAGATGTGCCAAATGTTATGTTCAGTGGTAGCAGACTTGATGAATTATTATCTAACACACCATTTATGGCTAATAATTGTGATTTATAATCTTCTAATATTTGGATTGCTTTTTGTAGACTAACTAATATTGTTGGTAATAATGCACTTAATGCTAATACTATTTTATTTGCTTTTTCTAATATTACTACTATTTTTGTAATAATATTTAATGGTAGACCTATACCAGGAGGAACAGCAGTAGGAATAGGGATAGCAGTTAATATTGCAATTATAGTACCAAATATGGTAATGTAAATTGATATTCTTTTTATTTGGTCATTAATTTTAATGATTTTGTCTTCATTGCTTTGTATTACTTTTATAGCATTATCTCTTGCTGTTTTAGCATTATTTAATTTAGTAGGATCGTTAGAGGCATTAGCATCTTCTATTATAGCATTAGTATCATCTACTAATTTTTTAATAGTATCATTTTGGGAAATAACATCAGCTATTCTATCAGTTAAAAGTAAAGTTAAAATAGGAACTATTGTTTTCTTAATATTTTTTAATATAGCGTTTCTTTTTTGTTTTCTAGCTGCTTGTTTTTCTTTTTTAGTTCTTTGTTTAATTTTAGCTCTAGCTTCTTTACGTTTTTTAATTTTATCTTTCTGTTTAGCAAAAGGATCTTTTATATAATCATCAATTGCTTTTTGATTTTTATTTTTTCTTTCCTGTAAGTTTATTTGGGCCGCAGCATAGTTTGCTTCTTCAGCAGCAACAGCAGCATTGTATTCTTCATCTGTTAATTGAGGAGGTATTTCTTCAACTTGACCATTTACTACTTTTTTAGAAGGTGTATGTTGTAATTCAAGTTGAGCAAGTTTCTTTTGATGGTTAATATCTATTTGAATTCCTTCTGCTATTAAATCTGCTTTTTCTTTATATAATCTAGCTATAGTAGAATTTAAAGCAGCATTAGCTCCTGCAGCTAAACCTGTTTTTAATAATTGATCTCCAAACGCTTTTGGTTGCTGAGATGTTTTTAGCCT